GTGCAGCTCTCTACAAGTCTTCCGCTGGTGAAATGAACGCAGTAACTGACCTTTACCCGGACAACTATGGCAAGGGTTCAGACGACGGACGTTACGTTGTCAACGATCAACTCTACCTAACCGGTCGCTGCTCTCAAATCAACAGCGCAACTGCTGTGAACATCACCGTGCGAGTCAACGCTTCCATTGTCTCCCTAAGTGCAAAGGACTTCATGGCCATCGCAATCCAATCGACAGCAGCTGACAACTGAGGTGTTTACCTTGGTAAAAGTTGAAGGAACCCTTGAAGAACTCAAGGCGCTGTTCATTGAAAGTGCAAAACAAGAAGCACGTGTAACAGCAAAGAAAGCAGGCAAGGCTACAGTCAAGAAGGCTGTTAAGACTGTCAAGCGAGCACCCTCAGCGTATAACAAATACATGAAGAAGGAACTCGCACGTCTGAAGAAGGCTCATCCACGTATAAACCATCAAGCACGTTTCAAGAAGGCTGCAAAGTCATGGAAGAGTGCCAAGAAAAAGGGTGGTAAGAAATGAAAGTCTTGGCAAAAGAACACAGTTTGCTAAGCACCACGTGGAACGGTTCTGCTTGGTCAATTCAAACTAACGGAACTTATGGATCGTGGCGAGAAGTTGGTAACCTTCAGATTAGTTCGACTTACTTTGACTTAGCTGGAATGTCTATGGAAGAAAAGACGTTGTTCTTTGAGGCAGCAGCAGTTCAAGATTTGGTGACGCCCAAAGCAACTGGTCCAGCACCAGGAGATTCTGTATTGATATTAGATCTAATGACGACATCGTCATTGACTGATGCACAAGTTGCAAACTATGCAGCGTTTGGCAATTTTGCTCAACCATCTGCAACGTTAGAGTTCAGTGAAACTGTGTACGCTCGAATTCGAACGTTTGTGATTACTCAAGATCAAGGTGCTCTGTCATACATGGTAATGTCGACCGATAATCAAACAGGGTCATTGATGCCAACAGCATCGGACAGAATTTACAGTTACAGACTTGTAGTGCCGGCGTCGGTTGGTATGACTGGCTTGATTGTATATCCTGCTCGACACATCTTAGATGCAAGAGTCAAAGAAGAGCCTGATTATCAATACATCATGCGACTAAAGCGTGCTTATGATCTGCAACAATCCCACGATGAGGACTGAACATGACTCTACTTGGTCTCTACCGCGGTATTGAAGGTCATCCACTTCTGCGTTCAATTCGATTGGGCGCAGAAACTGGTGCAGCCGTCGGTCGATATTTGGGTGAGCAAACTGCAGCTCGCATTGAAACAAAAGGTGCAGCGACTGGTCCAGTCTTTACCAAAGAGATGTTCGAGTACGAAATCTCTGCGATCCGAATGGGCGCACAAATCTAATTGAGGAATTAAAATGTCTGAAGAAACACTAATTGAAGAAACGAAAGCACCATCCAAGACTGAACGATTTGCACAGTGGCTTATGACACGTGAAGAACGACGTGCAGAAAAAGAATCGAACCTCGAGAGTCTAATCCGACTTAACGTGCTTGTGTCCTTTCTCACTCTCGGTTTGGTCGGTGGCTTCGAAACTGTTCAAGTTGCTATCTCATTGATCCCTTACCTTGGATGAAATACCCTGGTAATTCCCTGGTTAATTACCTGGTAATTCCCTGGCATAACATACAGGTTTGAACCCAAAGAAAGTTGTATTCACAACGTACAACTTCACCAGTTGTAAGACGTTGATTGTGCTTGCAGAAGTAAGTCTGATCGCAGGCTTCACACTTGACACACATCACTCTTCCTCCTGCAATCTTACTATGCTCTTGCGCATCTCGTAACATGATTTACAATCACATTGGCAGTTGGCAAACCAATAAGTCAAGTTCACCCTCTGCAAACTTGCAATAGAACTTGCAATCATTCAGAAGCCTCCAGCGTCGGACAGTCAGCTGTCCAATGATTTCCAAAACAATTCTTGCACATGTAGTTGCGAGGAGGTGCTGGTTTCACTTTCGGTTCACTTTCACCAGGTGAATACTTTCGCAGCTGCATTCGAACCCAGTGAGAAAAGTTCTCACCGTCTTTGACCAGTTGCCTGCGGATCGCATCGCTTACTTCGTCCAGGCTAATGGTACGGTTTGGCATCACTCTTCCTCCTTTGGTGGGCACGTGTGGGTGTCTGTAGACCATCGAACAGTGTAATGCGTCCAACACTCACGGCAGAATCTAAACTTGTTCAGAGAATCAGTTAGTTCGTTCATCATTTTGTATTTGTAATCAACTGGTTCCGTCTCGTCCTGGTAAATCATATCTCGATGGATCGCTAATTTGACCCACTCAATCTGTTCTTTCGTCATGTAAACTTCGGTGTGTAATGGTTCGTCAGCCATGAGACTCCTAAGAACCCCTAGTATAAGTACATACGCATTGGCGGAATGCCTATAGCCTATGGCTATACATAGGGGTGGGTGTGGTGAGGGTGAGTATCTAATGGCGTGCCACCGGTAGAGAAGATTAAGTGCTGGATGTGGGGTACTTGCGTTGTCCGGGGGAACCGGTTTGGTACGTCATGCACAAAAACAACCCCCGGACACCCAAAAGAGATGATTAAGAATGGCTACAAAAAAGACAAGCATGTTTACCCTAAGCGAACGATTGACAATTACAGCAAGCAACACAGACACATTTGCCACTATTGACCTTGGCAGCTATGTTGACGTTGGTGATCGCCAAGCAATTCAAGTTCACAGTGTGGATTACATCTTCCAGGGACTTACTGCAAACGACCACGTCGAAACAGCAATTGCAACTGATGACGCTGTTGCCGTTCAACTCACTGATCTAAACCGTGGCGGTTTGGTTTTTGCTAACGATCGTGCTCTTGTCTCAAGTGCAGCTCTCTACAAGTCTTCCGCTGGTGAAATGAACGCAGTAACTG